GCAGCTGCCGTTTCTTCCATGCTGATACCAGCCGCATGAGCAGAAGGTCCGACATAGGTCATCGCCTCACCCATATCTTGGAAACCTGCGGCTGTCGCGTTTGCCACGTAGGTTAAACTATCAGTGACGCGACTAGTATTTTTTAGCATACCCGTTGTGGAGTCTGTTTTTAGCCCAAATTGCTCTAAGACAGACGTTGACACGTGCATGACATCGTTGAAGTCATCACCCGATGCTTTAGCCGCATTTAAAACGGCAGGCATAGCGCCCATGGTTTGATTAGCCGTATAACCACGCTTTACCATTTCTGTCATACCGTCATTAATAGATCCTGTGGAAACACCAAACTGCATCGCCCACTTCTTAGATGAGCTACTCATCTGATCTAACTCGCTTCTAACTGAAGCCGTGACTTTCCCGCCATTTGTAAGTAGTGGGCCAATCGCGCTGATCTGTGAGTTAAAATCAATCGCGGACTTTGCGGCAGCTGTAAATCCACCAACGATTGGAGTCGTGACGCCTACTGTTGCTTTTCGTCCAATCGATGTGAGTTTATCACCAGCGGAGCTAGTAGCTTTTCCAAACTTTGTCATGCTTGCGCCCGCTTTAGTCCAACCACTATCTTGGATAGCGATTGATTTTGCAGTCGCCTTCATCTTAGCCTCTAACGCACTTGTTGAAGCTGCTGTTCGATTGTACTCGTTTTCAAGCCTAGAAAGTTTGGCTTTCTGCTCATCAGTTGCGCCATTTACATCTTTTATGCTGCCCTTATAGCTTTCAAAAGCACTTTTTTGCTGGCTTAACAACGCATTGTATTGTTTCAGTTGTTTGCCCATCGTGGCATAGTTAGTCTTTAGGTCGTTGATGCTCTTACCGCTTGATTTAACAGCAGTTTCTTGTGCTTTAACAGCGTTACCCGTAGCTTTAATTTGCTGTTGTAAAACACGCGTAGATTGCTTAAAAGGGTTTATATCAAGCGACACAGTCCCCGATATATGTCCTAAATTTCCTGCCAAATTTTAACTTCCTCCTTTCTAGTGAAATAAAAAAGGAAAAGCTTTGTCGATTGGCTTTTCCTTTTCATCTTCTGGTTCGTTAATCTTAACCATCAAGTCCAACTCGTCTAAAGTTAGTGATAGAATTTCTTTCATCTTGTAACCAGCGTTATTTTGTAGACTTTTCATAAACGAAAAGTAGCTATCGATCGCTTCTTGTATCTCTTTGCTGGTTACGCTTCCGGTAAATTTTCGTCTTCACCGCCTAAAGCCGCATCAACGAAATCATTAACTTTTTCAATGTTTGATGGGTTAAGCCCGTCATATGCCTCATTTTGTGAAAACTGATTTTCAAAAAATTTTGATAAAAATTCACAGATATCGTTTAGATTATCTTTCAAATCTTTAACCGTTTCTGTGTCTTTTTCAGCTCGTTTACGTTGTTTTAACTGCAATTCTAATGCCAAAAGTGTATCAGCTAAGCTCAGCGGTTTTGTACGTGTAAATTTCTTTAAATCGTCATTGATTGTTAGTCCGATTTCCATTTCCATAGGTAAATCCTCCATAAATTAATCCATCCACCAACCAACTCAAGGGAGTGAGTGTGCTCTCAGTGCCTATTTCTTAGCTAATTTAGCCTTTTGACCTTCTGTAGGCGGTGTGGCTGGCGTTCCGTTAAACACCATCTTAGTGAATGCTTCAAGCTTGAAATCTTCGTTATCTTCACGGCCGATAAAGAGCATGTCTTCTTCTTCCCCACGGGCAACAAAGTTACCTGTGATTGAATCTTCTGCAACTTCAATCTTGTCTTCTTTGGTCTTTAAATCCATACCGGGTAAATTAAATTTACCCTTGGCTAAACCAACGTAGCAATATTTGTTATCGTCCATCAGTGCGCGGAACATCACAGCCACATCAGGGACGGCAATTGTTTTCGTATAGCGTTCAATACCGTTTTCAACTGTAACTCCCAACATTTGTTGTTTGTCGATTGTTGGCAAGTCAACTAGTCCCAATTCAAGTTTTAGTTCAGTAATTCCGGCAGGAATAACTAAATATGGACCATCATCTGCGTAGATTGTTTCTAGTTCGTTTGTGATGTCTAGCTTAGCTGATCGCATGCCTGGAATTTTGAAAATCTCACTGCTCGTTTTTTCGTCCACCACAGTTGAATATTGAAATTGTGATAGACCAATTTTTGCTTTACTCATTCGTAAATCCTCCCTCTAAATAGCCCTGTTACCATGATTTGCTCAGGGTAATCAGGGTCAATTGAACGTTCTGGTTGGTAACGTTCATAACCATTTTTGTGTAATTCTTGATAGATAAGGTCTTGCATAAGCGATAGACCACTTGTATCTTTTTTGTTGATCCAAAAGTCAACTTGGACAAACGACTCCACTAAAAAACGCTCGTTATCTGCATAACGGGCGTCTTCTTTCGGAATCGGGGTCACTCTAACTACTGGGTTAGATTCATTTTTTTGATAGTCCTCTGGAACAGCAAATGTATAAATCGGCACAATACTTAGCGCTTGCCCGCGAATACTGTCCATCAAACTGACTAACGCAGCGGAATCTTTCAAAATATTCCTCACTCTAACTTCTGGCAGGTTAGTCATCTAAAAGCCTCATTTCTTTTGCATACACTTCTAGAACCTCTTCACGTGACTGTTCTTGGGCTTTAATCGAGAAGTTTTGTGCAGGTTGTTTCTTCGTCCCTTTGTCAGGGAAGTGGGCACGCCACCCAGTTTTACCACCATAACCAACCTGTTTCTCAAACTTGCCTGTTGTTGACTTCATCGGGCCTGCTGTGACGTCACTAGCAAGTGCTCCTGAGTCGACTGGGGTATCTTGCTTAAGATGATTAGCAAATATTTCAGCGCCCTTATTGATGCCTTTGCGTGCCTTTTTAGGTGCTTCAACTTCAAGCCTAGTGACGTTAGCAAGCATTTCTTCCATACCCTTCACTTCACTAGCACCCCCTTCACTTTGGTTAAGTCATGATTTAAAAAATCTTCTTCGATTTGAACGATCTCATAAATGCGACCATCAAAATCAATCTTCCAAGTTTGGTCAACTAATTTATTTTGCCGATAACGAATATAAAAATCTGTGGTATCTTTTGTAACAGATTTAAACTCTTTGTTCGTTGACTTAGCAACCTCAGCCCAGCAACTGTACTCATCGGTGCGAACTTCGTCGATTGGCACACCGTCATCATTGACGCCCGGTGCTAGGCTAAAAAACGTGATGCGATTATTTAATCGGCTGATTATCATCTGCTTCACGCTCCTTATCATAGTAGTACTGCCCACGAATCTGTTGGATTAATGGCGTAACTCCGTAAGGAATATCGTTTGAGTAGCCACCTATTGTGGACGTTTGTGCGCTTGCCAAGCGATTCTCGTACCAGTGTCCAGTAAGCAACAAAGCCACACGGTCAAAAAGCACATAATTTTTGAAGTCGTCCGCTGTTTTACTGACATCAATAGCGTTTTTAACGTATTCTTGAGCTGATTTATAAAGGCTCTCAATCAGATTGTCATCAAGCGTGTGGTCTATCCGCAGATAGTTCTTAATCTCGCTTGTTTCCATAGGTAATCACCTACTTTTTAGTTGTTTTAGCTTTTTGTGTTTCACCGCCGCCTTCTGGTGGAGTTGTTTCACCCTGTGTGACAAAGAAGCCGGCTTTAGTATCTGCTACTTGTGTATCAAAGCGCATAACACCCGCTAAGTATTGGCCATAGATATCATTGTCCATCCATCGTAGTGATAATTGCTTGCGGTCGAAGAACTTAACAGCACGTTTTAAATCGCCGACGAATGCTACTGAATCGCCTTGCTTACCTAATTGCGTGTCAGGAACAACTGCTACTGGCACATTACCGCTTAACGCTTTGCCAGATGCGCTAGTAATTGAGTCTTGTAACAAGTAGCGACCATTGTTATCTTTTAAGGTGTCTAACCAGTTGTAGAACGATTGAGAAGCAACCACAATCTTGGCGTAAGCTGGGTCTAATTCGACGTTAAGCAATTTTTTGACATCATCAAAAGAGCTAATCTTCTTAGCTGTCATCGTTTTTGCTTTTTCTAAAATTGCAGCATTTGAAGTATTGATGTCTCGTTGTGCCATTTGGTCAGCAACAATACCGTCAACATTTACCGCGTCATCAATGTCTTCTTGTGAAATTGCTAATGCGCCACGACGGGTTTGGATCTTGTAATCAACCTTGTTAAATTTAGGTTTAGCTAATTCTGGGTTCTTTTCTAATTCTTCGACCGTTGGGAAGGTTTCACTAACGTTTTCTAAAACTGGATAAGTCCCGCTCATGGTAGTTACTGGGATCACATCAACAAATTGGCGTAAATCAACAACTGTTTTGAGCTCTTTTTCAGCAGAGTAAACAATATCTTTTGGCAAAATTGCTTCGTTATCTACGGTTGTTAAGCCTGCGCGAATCTCGCCTTTTGATGCGATATAGTGGCGTAATAAGTCGCGTTGTTCGACAGGTTCATCTGTTTTAACTTCTTTTTTTGAACCCGTTTCAATCTTGCGTTGTTCCGCAACACTTTTTAAATCTGCTAAAGCGTCACGCTTTTCAGCTAAGTCTTTTTTGCTTTCGTCCAAAGCTTTTTTGAGAGAGCGGACTTCTTCAAGCTTGCCATCTTCGGCCAACTTATCAGCCGATTCTAAATCTGTATTGAATTTTGTTTCCAAGTCTCGAATTTCTGCTTCGAGTGCTTTAATTTTTTCGTTTAGCATATATAATGCCTCCTAATTTTTGTACAAAAAAAGAACTTAAAGGTGCATAAGCTCAAGTTTTGCTTTTAATTTGTCTAAATCTGTTGTTTTTTGCTTGATAAATCGCTGTGCAACGCTCACATCAGTATCTTTATAAGCTGGAATCGGGGTCAAAGTAATCTCGTACAACTCCCCAATTTTTAAAATTTCTCTTCGATAAAACGGGTTTGACGTGTCCCACTTGTCTTCGTTTACGGTAAAACCGAAAGAACAGCCTTGAATGTTGCCATTTCGCACATTTTCATAAGTATCATGACCGATGCTGGTGTCTGGCAAGCTAGCCTTAAAATGTAAGCCTGATTCGTCCAGTGTTAAATCAAGCGTGTTAGCGATTGTTCGACAAAGCACGGAATCATAATCATGATTAAAAAGCATAAACACGTCATTTAAATCCACACCATCAAAAGCATGCGGATCAACTTGTTCAATAAATCCGCCTAAATCCTCACTATCACGATTGAAAACAACCGCTGTGCCACTGACCGTGCGTGTGTCGTCATCACTAGCAGTAAGTTCGGTGTTAATCGCTCTTGTTTCCAGTTTTGGCATTCATATCACCTCCTTTCAGCGTTAAATGTGCTTCATCAAGCGGCACATAATTACTCATTACATAATAATTATGCTGATTATCATCTGGTTTATAGCCTAAACGCTTTCTGTACTCATCATGACTGATACCACCGTTTTGCCACATCTTTATTGACTCTTCAATGTTTGTTTGCGTGTCTAATTTCAGCAGACGGCTAACATCGAACTCAAAATGAAGCTTCAACTGGTCTTTAAAATCAATCAATTTCACGTTATTTTCAGAATTAAAAACTGAAAAGTAGTGATCGAGTGAATTTTGAATGTAGTCTAAGTTTTCTTGCACAACAGAGGTGTGTGCTGACTCAATCCCGAGTTTTGATGTGGGGATAGAGAAAGCTTTAGCGATTTGTTTTGTCGAATACTGGTTTGAGTTAATAAGTTTTAAAACTGAGGTATCAACTTCAAGTTGAGTGTAATCCATAGTGCTATCAAGCACTGTTACTCCAGTAGAATCATTGTTCGATTTAATAAATTTGTTCTTGATCGCTTTTGCAGCTTCTGGCTCTAAATCAGATTTGTTGATTTTTAAAGCACCACGGCTATGCAGCCCTGACTTAAAAAAGTTCATTAGCATCTGGTTGCCAGCGTCCTGCACGTCAACTTCGTTTCTAAGCGAATGAAGTGGCGACAAGCCAATGATTCCGTTTGATGAAAAGTATTTGTAGTGCAAAATGTTGTCAGGCGCAAGCTCATACTGGTGCCCATCTTCGTCGTTAACTTGATACATCAGATTATCATCTGAATCTTTATAAATCGTGATCCACGATGGTTTAATTAGTCTCAACTCGATTGGCTTATCTTTTTTGTCGCGATAAATCCGTGCATAGGCGTTACCTGTCAGCAACAAATTAGCTGTTAGTGCAAACTTAAAAGACCAAGCGGTCATAGTTCCGTTTGGCTTGATGTTCAGCAAGTAATTTAAGTCATCTGACAGTACATTATCATCGTTATCCATCAATTTGATTGGATTTGTAGCTATATCCTGCGAGACAACTTTGACGGCTGTAAACACATCACTGTTTTTCAAAAACGATGCTGAAACATAGTTTGGCGACTGTGCACCAGCAATAATCGCTTGCATGGTGCTGTAACCCCCGTTGTTAATTGGTTTAAAAAATCCCATTTAAATCACCCCCTTTCCCGCGCTTTAAAAAGTAGTAGAGAGAGGGTTAACAGTGTGATACCGGTCCCGATTAATCCCACGGTTAGAGATACAAAAAAGAAACCAACGCATAAAAATAGCACGCCCACCACAAACATGATGACGTGCATATAATCGTCTAAGAACTCCACTTTAACACCTCCTAGAAAGTAAATTCGTTGATGTAATAATCGTTATCAGCTCTATCCGAGTGTTTAAAATCATGTAATACTGCTCGTGTCCACGCATCCATACCCGCTGCCAACGGGTCAATCTTGTTGCGATACATCGCTTTATCAATTTGCACGGCGTCATTTACTTGTTTGAGCATCGCGTTATTAACTGCAATTTCAAGTAACTGGTTATTGGTATGCAGTATATTTTGGTCTTGAACATACTTTCTAAATTGCTTAGTAGGTTCTGACAAAGTCGCGTAACCCTGTGGTACGTCAATCATTTCAAAGTCTTCAACTAAATTATTGATGATGTTGTTAGCAGAATAGCGGTCAAAACAGATGTATTTTACGTTAAATTGGTATTTGTCTACTAATTGATAAACGAAATCGATAATCTGCTGATCATCAATATTCCCTGTTTCTGCTTCTGACAGCGTTACAAGGCCCCTCTTAGCAAGTTTGTCATAGGGTATCTTGTCCCTATCAATCTTGTTTTGAAGCCCGCCGCGAGTTCCTACGAAGGCATGAGAGTCGACGAAGAACTTTCCTTCGTCTTCTAGCGGAACAATCCAGCTCACAGCTGATAAATCGCCTACGCGAGCTAAATCCATACCGATATAAACATCTTTATTCATCAAATCTGGTTCGATTTCGATTTCGGTATCTTTCCAATCCTTAATCTTGATGTAACTCTCAGATGATTCCTGTTGCCACATGTTAAAATACTTGATTAATGCTGGTGGTTGATTATCTTTATCCGTGGCTTCTTGCCACTTGGCACGAATGTTGGGCAGTAATTTTTCTTTAACTTTTTCATCATACAAAATTGGGTTGCTTTTAATCCAGTTGGCTTCATCAGCAATTTCTGCTTCATTATCCTGCTCATACCACACGCAGAAGTAACTTTCGTTTGTAATCTTGCCGCTTAAAATGTCTGTTACATACGGATATTCTTGCGTGCAGAACCAGGCGTTTACTTTTTCAGAAACAGTAGAGATGATCATCAGCAGTGCTTGGCTCTGTTGCCCTTGTGACGTTTCTAATACGTCTACAAGCCCGTAATCAGTCGAACGTGATTGCTCATCGATGATGCCTAGCAAAACGTTAAGCCCATCTAAACTGTTATAATCGCTCGATAACGGCATGATGTAGCTTCCTGAGCCTTCTTGCCTAATCTCTGACTTAAGCACGCTAGTAGCTTTCTTAATGATTTTTGACTTACTTCTAAGCTGTTTTAAGAAGTTAACAATCATGTTATAGACAACTTTTGCTTGTTGACGAGTGTTGGCTGCGCAGTAGATTTGGCGGTCAAACTTAGGTATGTCTTCATAAAGCAACATATAAAGAGCTATCCCTGAGACTACCAGCGACTTACCTTGCTTACGTCCCATGGATATAACTGCTTTTTTGAACCGTCTAAAACCGGTCTCCTTGTTCTTCCAGCCAAAGAGAGAGCCAACAATAAACTTTTGAAAATTAACCAGTTTTAGCGGTTTACCGTCATCTGGGTTAGGTAACATTTCAATGAAATCAATGACCCGATCAGCCTTTTTAACATCAAAAAAATAAGGATAATCACTATCCTTACTGTCAGTCATATTTTTTAGGTGCCGCGCACATGCCTGTATTGTTTTTTTACCTGCAATTATTTTCCCGTCAACGATTGCTTGCGCATACTGCGTTGTATAGTCAATCACTTAGATCACCAAACTTTGCGAACGGGTCATCGGGTTGCTTATCAATTTGTGGTACTACCAGTTTCATACGTGAGTCCAACGTCATGCCCAAACTGCCAGCAGTAGCTCTAATCTCTTTCGACATATCAGTCATAATGTTGACAGAAGGATTTTTCTTGTCCTCAATCAGTAAACCACGCTCATCAACGTCTTTAGATGCCAAAATGTATTTAGAGTACGCATTGCAGTACAAACTTAATTGCGTCTGGTCTAGCTTTGTGATGTGCAATCTTTTTAAATCCACAACCACACGCTTATATTCCCGTTTAGCATCGTCGTCCAGCCACTTAGGCGGCGTTGTTGATAGCGCAGGAAAGTCGCTTGCCATTAATTCTGATTCATTTCTAGCGTCTTTTTCATCGTTAGTTAGGTGTTTCTTATTGTTTCCAGTAGGTTTTCTAGGTCTTCCAGCCATAATATTCTCCTTCCAAAAGTTTTAATTTAGGGACATTCACGCGAAGAAAGGAGGGTTGCGTTTATCCGTCTTTCTAAACCCTACAGCCCCAAGGCTTCAAGGGGTACTATTATCCGACGCATTTCAATTAGCGCCGTACCATCGTCCCTTATATATCTTTTCATGACAACTTTTACATACTGATTCTAAGTTGTTTTCAGAAAGTCTAAGAGACCAATCCTTCTTAGTCTCTATCTTGTGATGCACAGTTGTAGCTTGACTTATCTTATCTTCTTCTAAACATATCTCACACAAAGGTTGTCTAATGAGTTGTAGTTCTCTTGCTTGTCTCCACTCTTTTGAGTGATAGAACTTCAAGTAGTCATGTTGGTTAAGCTGTCGTGTTCGATTGTAATCTTTCGACGCAAAGTTAAGATGCTTGTCACAATACTTATCGTTGATGCTTATCAGTGTGTGACAACCTACACGTCTGCACTCTCTATTTAACATGCTTACGTGCTTCTAACATGTTAACCGTCGATTGGCTAACCTCGTGCCCATCCTGCATATAAGTATAGACAACATTGTTAGAGTAGAATGTGGTAACTTCCTTTAACCAGTTGATGCCTCTAACTTTCCGATACATCCTTCATCACTCCTATCTGCACCATAATCGCTTTACCATACTGTTCTAACGCTTCTTCAAAGCTAAGCTTGTTAACTTCTGCATAGTTGCTAACCATAAAGTAAAGCAGTCTGATGATGACAAACTCTAACTCGTTAGTCTCTACACCCTTTGGCACGTTGATGCTAATCTGTGGATCAATGCCACGCTTGATAGTTTCGTTGGCGGTTAGAATGTTTTTAGTCTTCATGTGAGCCCTCCTACTGTATATGTTTATCGCTTAACCTTTTGACCAATCAAAGACTAATCTGTCATGATAACAATCACACTTAATGCCCAATTCGTTAAAGTATTTGGCTACCATAACATTATCGCCAAGCAATCCACGGCTACCGCTTACAACGTCTAACTGGTACATACCTTGCTCAGCAGCTTCACGTAACAATCGGCTGATTATCTCAACGTCTTTCCGTAGCCACTCGCCGCTGTTAAATTTGTCCGCCATCAGTCTCAAAGAATGTGCAGAAGGAGTGTCCACTCCTTTGCATTCGTTAACAACGTTTAACCGTTTAGCATTCACAGTTCCTTCACTAAATCGATTGGCATTCACGGCGTCTGTTTGAGCACGCTTTAACAATTTAAGCTGTTCTTTTAGCTCTCGTGGTAAAGCGCTATACGGGATTGATTCGTTATCAAAAATGGTCTTGCCTGTAACGCGCAATTGTTTCTTTTTACTTTCAAATAGTTTGTTCATTTTTAATAAGCTCCTTAAATTTGCTATGATTTAAATGCTAAAATATATTTTTCTAGTAATACGTTACATATTCCTCTTGCTCCTTGTATAATTAGATTTGAAAAGGTGGTGATTAAACTATGAATAAAGACGAGTTCGCAAATCTTGCTAACAGTAAAAATCCTTCCTCGGAAGCTAAAGATGTTAGTCGCAAAGTTATCAGTAATGTTTTAAAAGTATTTTCAGATTACACCATGTATGCTCGCGACAAATATCCTAATACGGTAGATAGTGTTGCGGTCGGTTCTTCCGGAGACGGATTATCGGCAATACTAAGTTTTGGCAAAGATTCACTACGTTACGCTTTCGATAACGATACAATCGTTGTTTGGTTTAGTAACACTTTAGTGGACACATACACTTTTGACGGTGCAAACATGTTATCTAAAAAGCATAAGCATCAGTTCGATATTTCCGATGTCGAACAAGAACTTAATAATTTCAAATAAAGCAAAAAGAGCCTAGCCGATTACTAGACTCTTTTTTTATATCGCAGGCGTGGATTTGCACCACACACATGAGTAGAGGTTTTCGAGACCTACTCAATCTTTCGCACTTCACGGACTCACACGACCGTGTGCAGCTACCCGCAGCCTTTGCCCCGCGTTTACTTTTCCGCCACTGCGATTTAATACGAAGGGATAAATCGGGAATCGAACCCAACTCAAGCTAAACTTATCGCGAATATAAAAGCTCTAGACCATCTACCCCTAGCCGCTCTTGCAGCCATTAGAAGTTTTTGCTTTTGATGATACGGCTGAGGTTGCCAGCTACCGCTTCTTTTAGTGAGCTCGTATGCACGTAAGCCACCGCTTTCAGGCTATCAAACCGCGCTCATCAACACGTCTAGCCTACCTTGTCAACATCCTAGTCAGGGCTCACACCTGAATCGTGTTCACATCACGTTAATGTGCCGCTTTATTTAAGCTACTAGGACTGGCTCTATCAATTAAACGTGATAAGGAGTTTCCTCCTTTCACCAGGTTTT